CGTGGCGCTGGTAACGCCGGTGATCTGGAATGCCTGCGGCGGGCTGGTCAACACGATTACAGTACAACCGTTGCGGATAAGTGTGCCCGCTGCGGTGAAATTAGTTCCGGTACCGGTGAGCGTGTTGCCGTTGCCGGCGATCGTGCCAGTGGTGTAAATCATGTTTTCTTCTCCAGGCAATAAAAAACCCGCTCGCGGCGGGCTCTGTGTGGCATGTGGGTGGCTGTCAGTCGTAGTTAGCGAGATTTAGCGCGTAAACGCTGTTTTTCATGTTGTGATAAACGAGGTTTGATACGCCGCTCCCGGCGGTTCCTCCGGTGGTGGCCTGCCCGATCTGAGTAGTGCCTCCGTTGAATACCGCCGAAAAGAAATACTGTGAGGACCAGGGCCGCGTACCGCCATCCAGGATCACACCTGTCGCCAGGCCGGACATTGACGGAACGATGCCAAATTTGCCGGGCAGCGTGGTATTAACCGAAAAACCAGCGCTGTCGCTGCCGTTAGTGCCAATCGCCTGAACGTCAGTGAGCACCCGTGTCTCATTTGTCAGAATGCACACGCCCTGCTCATCCCATATGGCAATCCCCCAGTCCGGTAGCGGCTGTTGGAAAATCGTGAAAAAGTACACGTATGCGATACCGGCTGCTGTCGAGTTACGAAACGTCACAGTGCAGACGTTCCCCCCGATGGTATAGCTGACTACGCAGTTAGTGGTCGAGTAAACGAACGGGATAACAGGCCTGCCGGAGGGAAACGCCTCTGAAACAGTTGTGACCGAACCGGCAGAGCCAGAGATGCCAGCGCTTTTTTTGCTGTACATCGCCAGCGGTATTGACTGCGGTGTTATAAACGGCGCGCCATTCTCAGTTACCAGTAATGCTCCCCAGTCCATTAAGCGGCCCTCAGATAAACAACGATGAAACCGTTAATAGCCGGATAGGTACCGGCACCGAAATTATTTTCTGCCGCCGCGCCAAGGGTGATGGTGCCTCCTGACACTGTAATGGCGCGGCGTACGGTGGTGTAGCTGTCGCTTGCGGTTACCTGCAGGAACTCCATGCGGAACCCAGCCGGGACCACATAGCTCGCCGCGCCTGACTGCTGCCCGGCGGCAACTGCGAAATAACCCAGCACGCTAATCGGTACCAGACCATAGTTATTCGGGTTGCCGTTGGCATCCCACGTCTGGACCCCCCATGCCTCAATCCCCAGTGCCATCAGAATTCCCCCGTAATTTTGCCGATCTGTACCCGCAGACGGTTTGCGTCCCTGATGCTGATGGTGGTATTGGTCTGCTTCATCGCGCCGGTAGCGTCGCTTCCGTAGTTTTCGAAAGTGCCGTTTTTATCCAGGCGCCAGCCAACAGAGCCGGGTACATAGTTATTCGACTGGATAAATGCGCCGATTTTGGCGTTGGTGATCGTTCCGTTCTGAATAAACGAATCGCGGATAAACGTCTGTCCATTCTGGATAACGAACGGCAACGTTACTGCACCACCCACCTGGGTCATTACAGCAAACCGATCAGCGAGGAATACCACTTGTGACTGCATCCCGCTGGGGCTGTTCTGCACACCGATCCCCATGCCAGCGGCGTAGAGCTGCCCGTTGCTGGCAACACCAACTTTGATGTTGTACATCGCGTTGATGTTGCCGCTGAGGTCAGCAGTAGCCTGGGCGTTCTGCGTGATCGCCGCCGTCTGCCCGTTCAGGGTTACCGTCATGGAGTTAATTTTCTGCGCCGAGACTGCCGAGAAATCAGCTAGCGTTCTTGCAAGGTCAGTGACATTAGACGTGCTGCCGCCAGCGCTGGAGTCCAGCGTTTTCAGCGACTCGCTGACTGCCCGGCTGGCGTCGGCCATCACATTGTCAACGCGCGCTATACCCGCCTTGTTATCGCCGTACTGCACGCTCAGGCGCTGCTGCAGGTTGACGTTCGCCAGGGTGCTCTGAATCAGCGCGATCGCCGTGTTCTGTACGCCGCCGCTGGCAGTGTCCGTTTTGCCGGTGATCTCTTCGAACCGGGACGCGGTGGAGCTGTCCAGCGTCGTGACCACCTGGTCGAGCTCGGTGATCGCCGCGGTGTTCTGCGCGCTCTCCTCTGCTGCCGCATCGGCTTTATCAGACGCGGTCTTCGTGGCTGCCGTGAGCTGGTTAACCGCTGTTGCCCGTGCCTCCTCCTCGGTGGCCAGCGCCTGGCGCACTTCGGTAATGCCCGCCGCGTTTGCCGCCGTTGACGCCTCTAGGCGGGTGACGTCGGTAACCCGCGCCTCGGTCTCAGTGGCGATCACCTCACGCAGTTGCTCAAACTGTGCCGAGTTCTCGGCGTTCTGGGCCGACTGCCGGAAAGTAACCTCGGCGATGGCTAGCGCGTTCTTGATGACGCCCTCTGCGGTCTCCCGGTTTGCGCCGACTGCCGCCGCCAGCTGATCGGCATTTTCGGCTATCGAGGCGGCCATGTCGGCGATGGTCTGGTTGCTGTTTACGGCGTTCTCGATCAGATCTTTGAAAAGCTCAGTATCCTTAATCTGCTCAAGGATGGCATCGGCGATAGCAGAAACGTCGATGCTCGCCTGCCCGCGCACCAGGTCGGTCCACCCGGACTGATTACCGA